ATTGCTTTGTGCTCGTTGGACGTTGCCTTCCCACCAATTACGCTTAGCAACAGCAAATTCTTGCCACTCGTCCTCACCTACTTCAAAAAGAGCAATCTCCGCAGAACGGCGTGAAGAAAGGATAGTACCCAACCAATTGACCACATCAAGGATGTCAATACGGGAAAGCAAACTGCCTGCACGTTTATTGAGAATGTCAATGATCGCCACATACGCTTTAGCAATTGCTTGATCTCCACTGCTTATCCATCCATATCCTTTGAGCCTCTCACCTGCTGGTCTAATCTCGGCCAGATCGACCACAAGTTTACTGGCGGAAAACTTATGAGAGGCCAGCTTACCGATAGATTTGGCCCAGGCTTCTGCTGAGTCTCCAATTGAGATTGTCCACACTCCGGTCTCTGGATCGAAGGTTTCTTCGTTGTCTTGTCTTCCACCTTTCTCCTTTCGAGTTGACCGAATGATCTCTACATTTTTAATTGGATTCTGGAAGCCAGTGAGCTGACCAACGATAGGTCGGAAGCCAACACCACATCCTTGCATAAGGAGCCACAGAACGTCTACCAAGTCGTACACTGTCTCTACGTTAGTGAAGGAACAGTTGAACTGAGAGGCTTCTCGACGTTTAGCAACTTCTGTACCACCAAGCCAGAGAGTACGACCAGACATAAGGACTTTACGTTCCAGCATAAGCTGACGAAGCTCTTCAAGCTCTGGGAATACACCATCATCGTTTTCAGGAAGACCTAAGGCTCTGTTCCACAGCCAGCTTTGGTGATTAATAACTCGATCTACTGTCTGTTCAAACGTTTCAAACGTCTTGCCGCTATCATCAAGAGGCCTTGAATACGTTCTACGTGTAATCAATTGACTTCGGAGGGTTGGTTCATTATTATTCATTCTTTATTTTCTTTCTTTCAAGTATTTCAATCGAAGGGGCATGATGTCAAAATCACCATCAACAACATCATTCAGCATGAGGGCACCCCTCCAATGCTTGTTACCTTGTGGACCAAGATAGTCCTCATCGTGCTCGTAACATGAACCAGCAATGATGCTATGAATCAATGCACCATCTGCTCTATATCCTGTATGGATTTGCAAGCCTTGCTGATGGCCAGCGACGCATGTCATGTGCTTCTTGTTAAGCTGTGATGCAGCCGTAGTAGCAGGGCGACCAAGCAGACCAGAAACAAAGTAATGGCTATATGCAATGCCGTCAATGATAACCACATCGAGAAACTTGTGGACATCCCAGCCGTATGCAGCATAATTAAGATGATCAACACTAAGAACGCCTTCAAGCTTTGGATCATCATTAATTGCCCTATTGATTCTGTTACAGTGATTGCCAAGGCACATGGTCTTCTCAGGAAGATACTGTTTCTGCTTGTTCTTACGAGCGTTATAGTTGTACGCTCTCAAGGGCTCCATCAAAGCACCCATAGCCTCATTAGCTGCTTCAATATCCTTTAGGTAACGTCTACCCTCAAACGCTTTCTTACCTACGTCATAGGAGCTTAGAGAGGCCATGTCAGCAAAGTCACCGAGACAGATAATCTTTTCTGGTTGCTTGTCTACGATGTATTCACCAATCTTTCTGAGGAATTCAAAATCATCACCAGGACGAATTTGACAGTCTGGAATTACGAAATGCTTCATTTATTCTCCTAAATAGGCTGCATAAGAAATAGGGAACAATTGCTTAACGTGTACAGCAATCTTCTCTGCTACGTCTCTCGTTTCCTTCTGTGTATGCTGATCGAGACGAAGAACAAGCATATCAAGAAATGCTCCCAAAGTGCCAGACCAACGCCATTCTGTCATCATGTTCTGAGGAAGAATGAGCCTAGCCTGTTCAGCACACACACCAGCATCTAACAGTGCTTGGTAGTTTTCTAATGCTCTCGCTGTCGTAGCCTTGGTGAAGATGTTTAGTTCATAGTCAGGCTGAGACGGATCAATAAAAGCATCTGCACTGCCTTGCTTCACATTCTCTGCCTTAGCTCTCCAACCGTTTGGAAAGAAGAACTCAGGCTCATTGTCCACATAGCGTCTAGAGACTTCGTTCCAAGGAAGAAATTTGTGCTTTACAAGTTGCCTTGCACAAAATAGCGGAGCCTTAACACGGAATGAAAGGAACGAATGATTAAATGGAGAATGGTGCTTGTGCTTGGCTAAGTAATTGATAAGCTTCTTATCTTTATCCTCTAGACGGATAGCAGAAAGACCTTCTTCGCTCTCATCATAGACCCACTCACTCTCTTTATGAAATGACACTCTAGCCGCATTTACCACATCCAGGTCATCGCCAACCATGTGGATCAGATCAACTTGAATATCAGAAATCTTCATATTGTTCCTTAAAAGCCTGTACTAATTCTTCTGCCATGTGTTCATGTTCATCTGGGATGTTAAGCTCAACTACTTTGCAGTCAAACTCTTCCATATCAAACTCTTGGCATACACGTTGACTGTTATACCAGTTTACAAACACAACCTCATCTGCCCACATCAACAGACGTTCAGTGACAGGAATAAGGGCATACTCTTCGCTTCCTGCACATCTGGTATTGTACTTATGAGCATAGATACGAGCTGCTGTAGCACTACGAAGAATACCTGCACTACAGACAAAGAGAACCTTCTTATGGTCCCCTTGGTAGGGGTTGTCAATCACCCCATCCTTACACTGTCGAATCTTCTCGCTTAATGTCACTTAATTTCTCCTTGTAGCTTGTCTGCTACGAGCTTTGCATAACCAGCAATATCTACCCAAGAATCATCATAGTTGTTATCCCCGTTAATGATTCTCCCAATCTTGTGACAGATCATATCAAGGGCTTCTTGCTGATCGTGTGGTAGAATTTTACTACGAGTTTTTAGTTCAATCTCAATAACTTTCTTAAGCCTCTGCGTTATAGAAGAATGACCAATAAAAGTGCCATATCTATTCCCACGTTCCTTAAGGATTACATCTACATTAGTTTCTGGTTTGGAGTTCAAAGCCACGTTCCTTCATATGTTGAGTGAATTCTGGGACAAGCTCTTGACGTTGATCTTCAGGAAGCTTACTGAAATAGCCCATGATGAGGGACAAGCCATTAGCAGAGATCAATCGGTTCTTAGCGTTATTCTCAGCGATATTAGCTAGAACAACTGCACGATTGCGAGTACGAAGAGAGCTATCATCAATATCGTTGAACAAGCTAAAGCCCTTGTAGTCATTTGTTTGAGTGGTCATTACGTTCCTTTGTTATTTGTTTTTCTAGTTGTGTTTTATCTTTGTGACAACCTAAACATAGCACTTGTAGGTTATCAGCCTCACAGAACATATTATCAATCACTTCATCCCATGTTATGAACCCGGTAGCGGGATCAACGATAGGGCAGATATGATCAACCTGAACCTTAGATGATGGAAACTCTTCCATACAAGCAGCACATTTAAAATGTTTTGCCATTCTTCCTGTAGAAGTGTTTATCTTTCGTTCAGTAAATGCTTTGTTAAGGCATTCATTTTTTACAGGCCATCGTCTACTGGCTGACCTTAAAGCACTCTTTACGAATGAATTGAATCGTGCTTTTGTCCATCTTCCTCCATTATATTCCCTACTCATTTGGGAATTGCCATAATACAGGACTACCATCCCCGTTCAATTGTCTTGTCATCCATAACAGTCTACCGCTCTCCAACAAGAACTCATCACCACGATCCCCATAGACGGCCTTGTAAGCCTCTCTGACGCGATTAAATGCTTCCTGAATAGTAGCACTACCCTCTAGGATTTCGAGGGCTCTGACAGGCCCATATCCCTCAATTCCAAGAATAGAGTCTGTACGATCTCCGGTGATACATTGGGATAGGAAGAACAGATAACCCGTACCTTTGATGGATTTTCTGTCGCTTGACAAACGCACGTACCCAATCTCATTAACTTCTTCAGGACCAAAGCTTGGTTGATTTCCAAGTTCCCAACCATAGTGCCATCCAGGTACAGCTCTAAGGTCCTTGTCTCTAGTACAGATAATAGTATTTCCTGTTTGGGCAAGTGCCATGAGGTCATCTGCTTCCAATCCCTCCTGTGAGTGGCAGTCATACATACCTTTCAGATATGCCCTAATGTTCTTATAGTGGAAGGGCTTCCCACCATTACGCATCTTATATGGCTGACGATTAGCAATCTGGTCTCTGAAATTATATGTTCCAGTGAGAAACACTGTGGGAGGAGCCGTAGCCCCTACAGCCCCACAGATGTTATTGATTCGCATTTCTAACAACTCAGCTACGTTATCGAAGGGAGGATAAGTCCCCTCTTGTTGCCAAGCAGCTTCAACAGCGAACCCAACCTCGTATGCTAAGATGTCTCCGTCAATTAACGGCTTCATCAGTACGGATTGTTGCTAGGCTCTTCTGGATCGGTCCAGGGAGCTTCGTCTTCAGTCACTTCTTTGGCAGGAGCAGGCTTATCACCCAACAACTTCTGAAGAGGACTGCCTTGGTAGTTAAGGTTGCCCTTAATCTTGTCCTTGATCCAGTCAGGGAACGAATTGAACACTTCCAACGAAGGGTTGTCCAAGTCAAACACGCGAGCAGGGTTCTTCAAGACAGCAAGCTTGTCAGCATCCTTAGGACGCATTGCAGCAATCCCTGCCACATTGTCGTAAATCTTACCTTCCTTACCAGGATTGTTAATCACAGTGATGTTGATGGGCTGCTCAATGGCCTTGGAGAAGTCACCACCCCATGCTTGGGTAGGATCAAATGCCAAGTAGCGTTGTGTGCTCTTAGCCTTGTCAGCGTACAGACCATAGAAGGGCAATGTCTCGCTAATCCAACGAGGCTTGTCTTCAATGTCCTCGCCTTCTTCGTCCTTCATGAACTCGTCAACCAGCTCATACGTCAGACCGATCTCTTGGGCTGGGGGCTTCTCAGCTCCCTTATAAGGCTTTTGAGGCTGGAGGCCGAAGTCAATGATTTGGACAACACGACCAGGATAGACACCTGGCTCAATATTTGCCTGTTGGACAAACTTCTTATTGGGAGAACCCTTGGGTGCAGTTAGTGCCATTTCGATTTCCTTTGTTGTAGTTATTCAGCTTCGTGGACAATGTGGGTGATTTCCTTGATCAAATCAAGGGGATGCACCTTAGTCACACCATCACGATTGGTAACACCAAGCACGCCACCGCCAACTTGGTAGCCCAAGATGTCTTGATAGATCAGCGTGTCTTCCTTACGATCACGGAAGACAACTTCCAGACTAGCAAACTTCTTTTCAATTTCTTCAGACATTGTGTTCCTTTAGTGAATGGCATACCAGTCCTTACCGATCTTGCCATCGCCCTTATGTGGGCATTGAATTTTGTAGTAGAGTCCTGCATCGACGATACATTTCTCTGAGATTTGTTTCACATCTCCAGCAATCTCTTCCCTGCACTCGATTTCGTATTCGTCGTGGTAAAAACACACGACACCAAAATCTTTACCGTATTGGTACTTCTTATTAAGTCTCTCGTTCAGGAGATTGTATGCTTTTGTCATCATAATCGCTTCATCTGATTGAAGGACATAGACGAGGACGGCATGTTCTGAAGTAATGTAGATAGGTCGTCCGTCAAGACCGGTCACCCATCCATCGTAATATTCCATACGATTAAACTTAGTATTAAAACGTTTTTTAGCGTTGCTCCTCCATTCTTCTGTAAGTTCTTCTTTCAAACGTGCCAGTCCTGGTAATCCGGCATAGAGCTTCTTACGCAACTCTGGTCCTGAACCTATGGGTTTATTAGCAGTTTTAGCAAGCTTGGGATCACCCCCTCCAAATATCATACAATATATGACATTCTTTGCACGGTCTCGTGTATCAAGTTCTCCGATTCTCATTGTCAATGAGTGGTTATCTGTCCCAAGTTTCTTGTCTCCATTTATAAGCGCATTAGTGTATACATCGTCCCTCATACGGGAAGCAAGCATACGAAGCTGACAACTATCTGAATCTGTACCCACAAGAACATATCCGGGCTTGCAGGTAAAGATTTGTCTCATCTGCTTACCGTAGAAAGACTTTGCACCAGGTATGTTAACAATTCCTCGGTGAGTTGCTCTACCTGTTTCGGCCAAGTTTGCCACAGAAGAAGCAATACGACCGTCAGCACGAATGCTCTCAAGCAAACCCTGAATAATGCTTTTTCGTTGCCTGCATTGTACGCGCTTTGCAACGAGCTTACCCAGTTTGCCGTTAATTCCTTCAAAGGGGTCATCCTTAGAAAGTTTAGGAGAAGTTCTGTTATTTTCATCGTCTGTATTCCATTCCTTAGGTTCCCATCCTGCTTCTAGCAGAAATGTTTTGGTTTCATCGTTAGAATTTAGGTTGGTTTTCCTGAAACTAACACGACTAAAGCAAGCCCCAACGGGACAAACAGTCCCATCAAACCCAGAAGAACGAATCCAAGTGCTAACGCTTTCGGAATATTTACCTGACTTGAGGAAGGGCTTTCTGACGTAATTGTATACGCCTTCTTTCTTTGTTTCATCAATCTCCAATACATTTGGTAGGTATTTATAAACAGCCCTGTCGATAAGAGCAATCCATCTGTCGAGCTGTTTAACACATGTTTCCATATGATTTCTGTCAGCCAGCCAGCCATAAGCTTCTTGTTTCTGTAGGTTCTTGAACAAGTCAAATGTCAACAGAAATGCGTCACGCCAATTCTTTCCCTTAGCTTCCTTAAGCAACTCATCATACACAAGACGAAGAATCTCTACGTCCTCTGTACATCTGTGAAGCATTGCTTCTGAAAAGACTTCCCAATCGTTGTGTTCAGGCTTGCCCCTGCCAACTCGATACCCCCATGCCTCAATTGAATGAGGACCAACTTTCTTGTTAGGGCAGTTGAATGGAATTTGTCTCTTAGGCTTGAGCAGTCTAGACATAAGAAGGGTATCTACTACCTTCCCTTTAAACCTCCAGTTGAATAGAAGCTCTAGGAGAGGAAGGTCATACCTGATACCGTTGTGCATGATTAATACATCAACAGTATCGAGATAGTCTAACATTTCACGAATCTGATGGGGACGAAACTTAACCGTCTTACCGTCTTCTTCGATAAACACACCACAGTGACACTTAGTTACGGTTGGTAGGAGGCCATTAGCTTCTAAGTCACCGAATACTAAACGGATAATAGCCTCCTAATTTCATCTAATGAGATTAGTGATCTGTCAATTACTTTCCAAAGATTTTCAGGACAACAGTTAAAATACCTCTCGTCTTGAATAGTTGCGTAGTGGACATGACCATGTAGGTTGACCTTACCACGAAGTTCCTCAGGATGGATAGGAGCATGGGTTAGCCAGAACTCTTTATACCGCAGAATGCCTTCAACACTTTTGAAATGCTTTAGATAAGCTTGAGTATCGAGTCGATCATGGTTTCCTCTGATCAGAATCTTTTCTCCAGGAAGGGAATCAAACTCAGAAAGAGTTTCCATCATAAAACATGCGTCGCCAAGGACATATACACTGTCTCGCTTGGTTACACATTCTTTCCAGTCTTCGCAGATACGATTTCTATTTGCCTCCTCAGAATCAATCTCCCTGAACTTTCCAATGTTCTTATGACCAAAATGCAGATCACTACAAAACCAAACGTTGCTCATGAATATCTCTCCAACACTTCCTTACGGAACCTCTGAATGATCTTGTGGATCATGGCATAGGAATAAGGAGTGAGCTTGCTAATGTCTGTTGGACTGTATGAGTGCTTCAGATGGAGCATAAGAATCTCTGTCTGAATTTCACTCTTACTCTCAACAAGCTCATAGATTTCTCGCACAGTCTGAGAAGGAACGAGAGAACAGACAAGCTGACCCTCTGCTTCCTCATCAAGCTCTACGTGAACAATTCCCATTTCTTCCCTCTTGACATCACGCAAGGTGTTGTTAAGAATCATCGAGAACCATTGATCAAACTCACCTTCCCTACAAGAGTCAGAGTATTTCAATGCACGATAGTAGGATTCCTGAATGATGTCTTCTGCTTGATGGTGGTCTCCCGCCCTGAACGTCATACGCTTCAAAAGCTTTTGGTAGTTAGTTCGGTAATGGTTTTCGATAAATTTGTTCATTTAATTGTCCTAAGTTACACGTTCATTTCGTTAAAGGCCCCTGTCGCTGCATCCCAGTAAATAGGAAACTTACCAGAAGACCCTGTAGCACGATCCTCTAACAATACTATCTTACGAATGTTACGCTCTTCGGGTGAAAGGTTTGGGTCTTTATTGCCTTCCATTCCAATCATAGAGTGGCAGGCTCTCATCATTGCCCTGCTACCAGCAAACTGATGGGACTGAACCTCCCCCCCTCTTTCATGAGAAGGTCCGGTTTCTGGAGATTTTAAGTGGCAGAAAATATGAACAATTACATTTAGGTCCATTGCCATCTGTGCTAGTCCCTGAGCGAATTTCTGTAACAAGGTATTTGCATCTGCTGCATTGACCCCATTAGTTAGTACAGTAATTGGGTCGATATAGATTGCTTTAGCCCCCTCTGATGCTGCTGCTCGAATATCTGCCTGTAGCACTTCCCAAGACATTTCTTGATAGAGATTAAGCATTACAAGCTTGTCTTCTACAATTGGAAAAGCGTTATCAAAAGACTCGTAATCAAACGGTATCTTAGGGTCATGGTAAATCCGATTTGTAATTTTACCAACCACACCTTGAAGTGTTCGTTTATTAGCCTCCTCAGGCTTTGCTACAAATACTTTCCAACCATGCTCTGTAATATTATGAGCCACCAAGGCATTAAGCAACTCTGATTTACCAAGCTTTACACCAGCACCCCAATATACAGTTTCTCCTAGCCTTTGTCCCCTTGTCAAATCGGTTAGTGCCTTGAAAGGATAAGAGAACCCCCACTCAGCCTCTTTCCTAGCATCTTCAAAGACTGAACGAGCAGATACAAGTCTGGTATTTTTAGGCTTTGCAGCATTAAACTGACACGCCGAGTGTACAGCTTTTGAGCGGCCTTGGATAAGTGCTTCATTAACATCCTTCGATGGGAGCGCAGCTATCATAACGTCAGGAACTACTCTAGCAACATCCTCTGCTGCTTTCTTTCCTACGTCATCCATATCAAATACAAGGATGATTTCCTTGAAGTGATTACGGATTTCTTTTAGCTTCGCTGGTAGATCACGCTTGGCGCTTCCTGCCCCACTCACGAGGGACACAATTGCAGGGTTGAAATCGGCATACAATGTACCCTTGCTTTGTTCCTTGAAGATTTGGAACAGGGCAACAGCATCGAATTCACCCTCAGTAATGAAGAGCTTCTTAGCTCCTGTGGCTACAGCCTTGTCCCATCCAAAGAAGTCAGCCCCCTTGGTAGTACCAACTGCCCACATAGTTTTTGGATCAAGTACGCGAGCCTTGTATCCAATTAGTTTGTCACCTGAATAGTAAGGGAAATATACAGACGAAGGAGTAACACCGTCTTCCTCTGATACACCAACCTTAACACCAAAATAGTCAAGAGATTCTTTCTTCAGTTTTCTCTGCGGCAAATCAATTACTTGAAAATCGCCAATCTCTGCAAGCTCTGCTTGGATTTGTTCAGGACTTTTGATGACTACATTAGGCTTATAGTCAGGAGGTTTGTCTCCGTATGGGTTTGGTTCGTGTTTGCCACACCAGAAACAGTAGCCATCAAACGTTCCATTGTCTTGTTGAAAGACTTGTAACGAGAAATGTCCACAGGAATGTTTAATCTTTTCAATACAACGGCTCATCGTGTTCCTTTACCTCGTCATCAGAGAATTTGAAGGTAGGACCAGGGGTAGCATCTAACCACCCATAAGTAATTCCATCACCGTCTTGACAATAGTCTTCTCTCTCCGGGTGTTCGGCATACTTGATTGCCAGGTCGTGGGTAGAAAAGTAAC